TACTTTGACCAGCAACAAGAGTTAAATTAGAGATAGCTTCTAAGTTTTGTGCAGATAAATTAGGTGCTGTTAATATAGCATAGTTAGGTAATAAATCTGTAAAACTATAAATCATCAATGGGTAGGGAAACAAATCACCATTCCTACCAGAAATTCTGGGTGAGGGTATCGCTGCCAACCCAGTGTCTCTTGCTAGTTGCTCACTAGCTAATTGTGTAGCAGTGGCACTATATAAATCATTTAGTTCAGATGCTTGTTCTGGGTTCGTTGTACGTATTGCTGCTATTTCAGCATTAGCTAAATCAATCTGAGCTTGCACCGCAGCATCTAACCCTAACGCAGGACCCTGTGTTGCTGCATAAAGATTACTATAAATTGTTGATAGATTTCCAGTTGGGATGTTAGATATTGCAGTCTGCAAATTAGCCCAATTGTACGGTAATCCTGACATACAGCCAAAAAAGTCTGAGAACGTATATAAATTGTTAGTTCCGGTGCCCAGTGCCACTAAAGATAATGCAGCCTGCGCTTCTGCTGCATCGGTGGGTATATTAGTACCATTAGTTAATGGTAGACCCTCAATAGTTTCTAAGCTAGTAACTACTTGTGCAAATTTTTCTATATCAATTTTTCTTATATTATTTACTTGTTGCATTGTTGCACTAAACGCGCCAGCAGCAGTAGCGATATCACTAGGTAATATACCATCTAGATATGACCCAAATCCTTCAGATAAAATCTGTAAATTAACCGGAACAATCGTATTAGCAGTAGTAGAATTATTAAAAATTGTAGTTGAGACTGTATTAGTATTGGCAGTAACATTAAATGCATCACCAGTTGTACTTGTCCCGGGATTTCCAAAAGAATAGCTACTAGTGCTTCCGTCAAGCAATGATAAGAAATTATTTACTGTTGTCATTACATTTATTTATTATTGATATCCACTACCACTACCACCACCACCAGAATCGCCACCACCACCAGAATCGCCACCACCAGAATCGCCACCACCAAAATTGCCACCACCAGAATCACCGGATTCACCAGCACTGCGCCAGCCAACCTCGTTTACTGTAACTACTGGTGGCGCTGGTGGGATAATTGTTCCAACTACTGCTTTTATTGCAGGGGCAGTCAATGCAGGGGCTACCGTTGTGACAGTATATATAGGATAATATGTTTTACTATTAGTTGGTCCCGGTACTGCATTATAGATAGGAACAGTTAATGTTAAATAACTTTCAGGGAACATCTTCTTAACATTCAGTAAATCAGCCAATGTTACTAATCCATTGGTGTTGCAATTTAATGCTACTAATATTGTAGCTAAATCTATACCTGCAATTACTAAAAAGGCAGAATAAACTTTTTGCTGTTGATCTTTAGATACATTCGTATTATTTGCTATTTGATTTATCTCATCACTGGTCAATCCAGTAGACAATAATGCCACAGCCAATGAGGGAGTTAATGCATTATATTTTTTAAGAGTTGCTAATAGATTAGAAGGGTAGCCAAATGTCCATATCGTAGATAAGTCTAATGCTTTACCTAGATTGATTAAATCTGTACCAAATGCACCAGTTGACAAACTTATCCCAGTAACATCAGCGGTGATTAAATCATTCATGTTACTATATGTACCATCTAAGAATGTCAATGAATTATACATTGCTGTAATTGATTGATTGGAATACTCAATAAATGATCCAGCACTAATGAATGATCCTACAAAGTCATTGTACATTCCAGAAAGTGCTAGTGTATTGTTATAATTAAATTCAGAATATGCTTGTAGTGGAAATATTCTAACATATCCATAACTGGCATTTTCACCTGTATAAGCAATGTTGTAGCTTTCACTTTGAGAATAGTTAGGAGGAATACTATTACCCAATGCAGGAATAGTTGAACTTCCCATAGATATAAGATTGTTATAAGTGGTTAAACTTAAATCACCTGCGTTGTATCTAACCCAACCTTGACGCATAGCGTTTGTTGCATTGTTTAATACTGTATTTGATATTATTGTACCGTAAGTGTAATTATTAGCACCAGTACTTGAACCAACAATATTAGCTGTGGGTTGATTAATCCAAAAGCCTTTGCCTTGGAGTAAACCACTCATTACGTTAACGCCTAACGGGCTTTGTTTTCCTGTATTGCTCATTATGGTACAAATATATCAGGACTACCTTGAATGATACTATGACCGCAAGTGTTTCCTGATCCTATTCTTAATACAGGGTCACCCTCTGCGAATACTGTAGGGCTCCCTTGTGTTGTAGTGGGTGCAGAATGCGGTGGATGAGGGCTGCCCCACGGGGCATGAGGGGTAATGCCGCTTACATGCAATCCAACAGGGATTCCATTAGCAAATACCGTAGCGGCACCGCGAATAATTGTCCCGCCTGCTTGATTTGAATCACCCTTCCTGCTCAATGCTGCCATCTTACCCCATTACAATTTTCTTATCCGGTAGCTTAATACCAGTCGTTGCCTCAATATACTTATCTTTGATGTTATCATCGGTGTTAGCATAAAAAGCAATCGCACTAGTATTTAGCGTAACATTTCCGCGTGCCTCTGCGGTAAACATGCTGGGAATCATCTGCATTCCCTGTTGACTTGGCGCAATTGATACTGGATCTGTTACTATAATATTGTCACGAGTTATCTCAATAACTTTAGTGATTACTTCTTCACCACTGTTCAACTTGATGGTATATATTTTTCCTGCTTCCATTAGACACTTTCTGTTAATTTTTTCTTGAGTTCATTGAACCCACCCACAAGTTCTCCGTCTAGGAAGATTTGCGGGACTGTCCGAGCAGTTGGTACTGCTTCTAGTAATTCTTCTTTTGTATAACCGTCTCCGATTTTCTTTTCTTCAAACATTATCCCTTTGCTCTTTAACAAGGCTTTTGCCTGGTCGCAATAGGGGCAGTGGTACCTACTCCATAATACTGCTGTCATTCTATTTCCTTTTATAAATTTGGTAATTGATCGTAATCAAGTTGTTCACCCATTACACCTAAAACGTAATTAGTGCTTTCAGTTTCTTGTAATGCTGATTGCTTCTTACTAGTATCAACGTGTTTAGTAAACCAAGGTATAGGAGTAGATTTTGGACTGTTTCCTTGATACTTAATACCAATCTCTTTCAATGCCCCTACTGCTGTATAATCAACAAAGTCTTTCAATACATTGGCATTCAATCCAATGACAGGACCTTTGTTAAACAAATAATCTGCCCAGGCTTTTTCTTCACGAATAACATCTGCATATAATGCATATACTTCACCTTCACATTGACCTTTAATATCAGCAAAACGTTGGTCATCTTTGATTACTTGATTAATAATGTAAGCAGTCCAGCCTTTATGGAGAAGTTCATCTTGGAGAATTAAACTGATAATATTGCCATTACCAATAAAGATTTTGTTCTCAACCATTGCTAAACTAGTAGCAAATGATACCATAAAGCGGAATGCTTCCAAAGCGTATGACGCATGTAAAGCCATCCATATGGCTCTTACATGTTCTTGTTCTTCTACAGGTTGACCTAACGCTTTTGCACAGTTGATCCTGTGTAGGTCCTCATAATACTTACCGACACTACTAGCCATGTCAATAATTTCTTGTGTATCATGTATAGTATTGAATACTTCTTTTGGCACATTATAAATGTTACGAATAATGTGACTATAACTCTTACTATGAATATTAGTTTCAAAGAAGGTCCAATTGTAAACTAGTGATTCTAGTTCAGGTAAACTAATAACAGGCATAAAGATTTGACTTGGTGCTCGTCCTTGTAAACTATCTAGTGCTGTTTGTCTTAACAAGTTACTAGTGAAAATATGTTTAACTGCATCACTAGCATCTTTGAAGTCATTTGAATCTTTGGTAAGACTAACTTCTTCTGGTTGCCAAAAGAATCCACGTGCAGTTTCTTCAAACTTAGCAATCTTTGGATACTTAACTTCTTCAAAGCGTTGGATTGTGACAGGACCTGCTGGGTCTAGAAACATCTTACGATTAAGATAGTCTGTCTTTGTTGTTAAATTGTATTGTTGTTTTGACATTATAGCCCTTTAATCTGTTCTCGTTTTTCACGATATTCTTGATATAGTTCAATTTCTTTCATGTTGACTAAATGTCCAGCAGCAGTAATATGATTTTTCAACATACCCTCACTGAGCCATTGCAATCTTTGTTTGAATTCTTCCAAATTTGCACATTTCATATACTCATATGTATTCATGAGTTCTTTTCTTAGTGCTGCTAATTTTTGTTGTTTACTCATAATTTGCACGCCTCGCAATTTTCTTCTTCATCAAAATTAATAGGTTCAAGTGGCATATCAGGTGGAATTTCATCATCTGATTTGCTACCAGCCTTATTAATAAGTGAATAATAAAAGGTCTTGATACCAAAGTAATGTGCCTGCATCAAGTTCTTTGCTATCAATGTAGTTGGAACTTTTCTGTCAGGAAAATGTTTGGGGTTATAAAAAGTATTTACAGATATAGCCTGATCTACATAAGCCGCTAATACCGCTGCTGTTTTTAAGTATCCATCACAATCTTTTTGGTCCCACATCAATTGATATTTGTGCTTTAGTTTATGATATTCTGGCACAACTTGAGTAAAACTTCCTGCTTTAGATTCTTTTACTGATATTAAACTCATGGGCAGTTCAATACCGTTTGTGCTATTGATAACTACACTACTTGATTCTACTGGAGCGATAGCCATTTGCGTAGCGTTACGGACACCGTGTTCTTTCATCTGTGTACGTAGTGTTTCCCAATCTAATTCTGGAGTAAAGTCTGCTAGTTCATTAACACCGTTGGCACGTAGTTCCCAAGGAAAGATACCTTGACCATATCTTGTTTTGTCACTACCTTCACACTTACCACGTTCTTTGGCAAGTTCTACACTAGCTTCAGTTAGGTAGAATGCTAGATGTTCTGCCCAAGTTTTAACTTCTTGTAGCGCATCTTTCTCTCCATACTTCAACCCACGCTTTGCATGCCAGTATGCTAAGTTAGTAATACCAATGCCTAATGGACGAATCTCATCATTAGATAGTTTAGATTGTATGCTTAGGAAGTCTTGATAGTCAAGAATATTATTAAGACTGCGGTGAAGTATACGGCAAGCCCTACGCATATCTTCGGGATTTCTGAATGCACCGTAGTTCATACTTCCAAGTGTGCATAAACTAATCCTGCCGGTGTC